GCTCGGCACCGACTCCGGCAACAGCGCGTTCTACCTGTTCTACTCGGGGCTGTTCGGGGTGCTGGTCGTCGGCGGCAGCCTGTCGCTGAACGCGTACGTCACCGCGCGGAAGCACAACTGCCACCAGCCCGGCTGCTGGCGCGTCGGGCACCTGCCGGTGGACGGCACCCCGTACGTGGTGTGCCACCGGCACCACCCCAGCCCGCCGGCGAAAGAAACGATTACCAAGCGGTACCACCTGTACCTCGGCGACAAGCCGGGGAAAGGATGAACGGTTGATTCCCCTCCTCCGGGCGCAGACGCGGTGGGAATGCCCGAACTGCCCTGCCACGCATGTCACCGCTGGCACGGGGGCGCAGTTGCCGTTCCACGAGTGCCCGGGGCTGCGGGGAATCCTCGCCCCCTACGTGGAAGCGGGAACCCGGTGCAAGGTCGAGGCGCGGGACCGGGAAGACTACGCGGCCGGCGAGCTGGGGCTGCGCACCGACCAGGACGGGCGTCCCGTGATGTCAGTTGTAACTACCCGTGACGATGGCCAGGACTGTGCCGTTTTTCCCGCCGCCGCGTCCGCTCAACAGGAAGGCTGATCGATGGCCTGGGCAACGTCGAACATTTCCGCCGCGATGGTGAGCAACTTCTTCGCCCCCGCCGCGGCGCTCACCTACACCGGCGACACGGTCAACGTTGCCCTGTACAACAACTCGGTGACGCCGAACAAGAACGACACGTTCGCTAACAACGCGTACGCGGCGGGCACGTGGGCGGGTAACGAGATATCCCAGGCCGGGCAGTGGGCCGCTGGCGGGGTGGCGCTTGCCAGCAAGACGAACACTTTCGGGTCCGGGACGGCGCAGATCGGCGCGGCGAACACGGCGTCGGGAAACAACGCGACGCTGACGGCGGTGTTCGGGTGCCTGGTGTACGACAACACTCTCGCGGCGAAGAACGCGTTCTGCTGGAACTACTTCGGCGGGTCGCAGTCCGTGACCGCCGGGACGTTCACCGTTGTCTGGTCGGGGTCGGGGATCTTGCAGTTCACGATCACCTGACTTTGCGCAGGATGATCATCCCGTACCGGTAGGTCACCGACTCCACCTCGCCGCCCGGCGCGGCCAGCAGTTGCAGGAACGACTCGGCGGTGCGCAGCATCGAATGGTCGCCGGGGAACAATGGATGGTTCCCGAAGCCGACGAACCAGTCCTCCACCACATACCACCCGCCGGGCACCACCAGCGGCCACAGCAGTTCCCAGGTGCGGCGCGTCAGGTCCCCGCGGTGGGATGCGTCGTCAACGATGATGTCCCACCCGCCGGGGGAGACGCCGGCCAGCGCGGCGGGCAGCCCCGGGTCGTCCTGGGCGGCGACGATCTTCACCGTCTCATGCGGCCACAGCGCGGTGCCGTCGATGTCCACGCCGGCGACGATGCCGCCGGGGAACAGCGCCTGCCACATGCGCAGCGATTCACCTGTCCACACGCCGGCCTCGCACACCCGCCCGGAGGTGCCGACGGCGGCGGCGATGCCCAGGTACGCGGGCAGGTACCCCTGGGCGACCTTGTCCGTGGCGAACCGCAGCGCCGCCGGGCGGCCGGCGTCGATCTGCGCCGGAAGATCCCGCGGGCTGCCGTCCGGATGCAGGTACCGCTGGCTCAGCGCGTTCGCGAGCCGCGCCGCGTCATCGGGTGAGCGCACCGGGGTCAGCGCCGCCCCGTACACCTGGATCGCCGGCGGCTGCCGCGGTTTGTGCACGACGGGCACTTCCCGGTGGTAGACGGCGAGAGGACTGTCAGCGGGGTCGCCGGTGTCTTCGCCTGGATGCCGCAGCCCGCGCGCCCCCGGCAGCGCCGGGGGGCCGCTGTAATCGTGGCGGTGCTCCACATCGGGGGCATGGACACACGGCCGCAGCCCGTGCCCGACGCGCAGCCGCTCGGCGATGACCAGGTCGAGGAACTGCCACGGCACCCCGGACAGGCCCGGTTCGGTGATGTGCCGCAGCGCCCCGTCGGCGGCGAACTCGGCGGCGGGGACTTTCCGCTGCAGCGCGGCGGAGAACCGGGTGCAGCCGAGGCCCTGGATGAGCCGCTGCCGCGAGTTGAAAATCGGGTAACCGAACGTGCACCAGTCGCCGGGGCACGCCTCCAGCTGCGGGATCACCTGGTCGTGGATGACCATGTCCTGCTCGACGACCAGCAGGTCGCAGTCCCCGGTCCACCGTTCCTCCAGGGCACGCCAGTAGGCGAAGTCGTCGGCGGAGACGTCCACCATCTCCACCCCCGGCACCGCGGCCATCCGCGCGGCGGTGTCCGGGTGCAGGCCCTCATCGGTATAGCCGAGCAATATCCGCATGGCACAACACTCCCAGGAAGGTTCCGTACATGAGTTTCTACACCGGCACGCAGTGCGAGCTGCTTTACGCGATGCCTGGGTCGGCGCCGGCGGTAACCGCGACAGCGACAACGTCGATCCTGTCGGCGAACTCGACGACACTGCTGCCCTACCAGCTGCCCGCGGCGTATTTCACGCAGCAGTCCGGCACCGGCCTCGGGAAGAGCCTGCTGATCAAAGGCGGCGGCAACTTCACCCTCGGCAGCACGGCCGACACGATCACCCTCGCCTGGTACCTGGACACCACCGCCGGCACGCAGCTCACCGTGATGGCGCAAACCGGTGCGATCACCCCCGTCGTATCGATCACCAACGGCTGCTGGGAGTTCGAGCTGCTCGTCACGTGCTCCGCGCTCGGCACCGGCGCGAACTCGAAACTGAACGCGGTCGGGCACGTGTTCTGGGGCCCCGGCAACAACGCCGCGGCGCCCACGTTCGCCTCCAACGGCGCCACCAGCGCCGCCGGGGTGACGATGATCGGCGCCCCGCAGACCGGGGTGACGATCACCAACACCAACGCCTACTACCTTGACCTGTTCGGGTGGTGGTCGGCGACGACCGGCTCGCCGACGCTGACCCTGACGAACTACATGATCTTCGGCCTGAACTAGCGCACGGGGAGGCCATCCTTCTGTCCCCGCCCCCGCGACGGTGAGGTGACCCGGGGTGGCTGTCGCCTTTGACGCCGTAGGCTCCTCCACCGGTTTCTCCACCACCACCCCGTCCACGACACCGTTCCTGACCTGGACGCACACCGCCGGCACCGGCGGCGGCACCGTCATCGTCGGGTTCACGTGGGGCAGCACCGGCGCCGCCCCGACGATCAGCCAGGCAACGTATGGCGGCAACGCCATGACGCTGCTCGGGTCGATCCAGACGAACAACGCCGCCGGCAACGGCACCGTGTTCCTCTACGGGATCACCGGGCAGGCCAGCGGCGCCAACACCGTCCTGATCAAAACAACCGCGAACCCGACCGACGAGGCGATCGGGAACAGCATCTCCTTCACCGGCGCCACCGCGTTCGGTGCCGCTGTCACCAACTCCGGCAACTCGGCCAGCGCCACCGTCACCGTCGGCGGCACCACTAGCGGCAACATGGCCGTCAGCGTCGAAGCGCACGGCACCAACGCCGCCGTCACCTACACCTCCGGCACCAAGCAGTTCGACGACGAGGTCAGCGCCGCGTCCGGTGCGTCGAACCTGTCCGGCGCGACGATCGCCGCCGGCGGCAGCGTCACCCTGACCGACACCATCACCAGCGACGCCTGGGGCGCCGTCGGCGTCGAAGTGCGCGCATCCCCGCCGCCGCCGGTGCCGGTGCCGGCGGCCATCCCGGGGCGGACGTGGCTGCAGCGGTTCCGCCGCCCCGGGTTCATCGGCCAGCAGCCGCCCGGGCCGGTGATGGTCACCGCGTCCCCGGCAACCGCCACGGCCACCGCCACCGCGCTCAGCCCTGCTGTGGTGACGGTGTCGGCGCCGGCGGCACCCACCTTCAACCCGGGCCGCACGTGGCGCAAGCACTTCCAGTGGCCGCAGCAGCAGCAACTGTCCGGGCCGCCGCCACTAGCGTGGGCAACCGCCGGCCTCGCCACGGCCACCGCAACCGCGAACCCCACGTCCCCGCCGTTCATCGCGCGGATCGCCCACCCGGGCACCCCGGCCGGGTATTTCGCCGACCAGTTCGGGAACCCGCGCATCTTGCGGCTGGAGCAGGCGTGGGCGCTGCCGTGGAACGCGGGCCGGTGGAACTCGGGCAACTGGCAAGCCGACATGGACGGGTACATGTCCGCCCGCGGCACCCAGGGAATGACCGCCTGGTTCGGCACCGCATGGTCCGACAACCACGTCGATTCCACCGCCCTGTCCGGTGGCCGCACGTGGGACGGCATCTACCCGATCGTCGTCAACGGCACCCCGGGGAAGATCACCACCGGGTCTGAGACGATCACCCTGAACGACCCGTTCTGGCAGCGGATCGACTACCTGTTCACGTCGGCGCTGAAAAACGGCATCTCCTGTTACCTGAACCTGGGGATGCAGTACGACTTCACCGGGTCGCCGAACATCTGGTTCAACCTGTCCACGGCGCAGGCGTACACGTTCGGCGCCCTGATCGTCGCCCGGTACCCGCGGGCGTCGTACCCGAACGTGTTCTTCTTCTTCGGCGACGACGGCTCCGGCGGCCAGGACACGTTCTTCACGCAGATGCTGTCGGGCATCACCGACGCCGGCGACACGCGGCACGTCAGCGTGGAGCAGCTGCCGGAAACGAACTCCCACATCGAGTTCGACACCACCGCGGTCTACCTCCCCGGCGGCTTCGGTGAGGCCAGCGCGAACTACAACTGGGTGTACACCTACGACCCGTCCTACAACGGGGTGGAGAAGTCCTACACCGAGCTGCCGGTGCCCGGCCGGCAGCCGGTCGTGTGGGGCGACGGTGTCTGGTACGGGGACAACTCCAGCACCCAGAACATCGCCGACTACACCATCCGCCGGTTCACGTGGTGGGCGCTCGCGTCCGGTGCCCGCGGGTTCAACGACACGTCCGGGTCCACCAACAACGGCCTGGTGTGGCAGTGGCAGAACGGTGCCCTCGCCGCCGTCACCACCGACCCGAACGGCACGTTCGTCACGTCCACGTGCGGTGTCATCACCACGTACTTCACTAGCCTGGCCGGGTGGCACACGCTGATCCCCGACACGGGAAACGTGTTCATCACCTCCGGCCGCGGCACGAAAACCACTAACGACGCCCCCGGGTTCAACCCCGCCAAATACGGCGACTCGGACAACTACGTCGCGGGCAGCATCACCCCCGACGGGTCGCTGGCCGTCATCTACTGCGGCCAGTTCTTCACGATCACGATCAACCAGGCGCTGCTGGCCCCCGGGTACACCGCCACCTGGGTGGACCCGGTCACCGCCGCCACCACGGCCACGGCGACAGGCGGCACCTACAACAGCACGCCGCTGGGGAATAACAGCGCCGGGAACGCCGACTGGGTCCTGGTGCTGCAGGGGCCGCCAGCGCCGCCGGCGCCGTTCACCGCGCAGCCCGCGCTGCCGGGAAAGACGTGGCGCCGGTACTTCCAGCACCCGCAGCAGCCGGTGCCCCCAGCACCGGTCGTCACCGGGATCAGCGTCTCCGCCGGCCTCGCCACGGCCACCGGCACCGCGCTCGGGCAGGACACCGGCGCGGACATCGCCATGGTGTCCCCGAACGCGGGCCTCCCGGCGGCCACGGGGACGGCCCTGGGCCAGGACACGGGCGCGGACATCGCGTCGGTCGCCCCCGGCGCGGGGCTGCCAGCCGCGACCGGCACCGCGCTCGGGCAGGACACCGGCGCGGACATCGCCATGGTGTCCCCGAACGCCGGGCTGCCAGCCGCCACCGGGGCGGCGCTGGGCGCCAGCGCCCAGGTGGTGCTCCCGCAGAACGCCGCCTACCCGGGCGCGGTGTGGCGGAAGTACTTCCAGCACCCGCAGCAGCCCGCGGCGTTCACCGCCCCCGCGCCCGCCACAAACGTCTCCGGCGGCCTCGCCCAGGCCACCGGCACCGCGCTCGGGCAGGACACCGGCGCGGACATCGCGTCAGTCGCCCCGAACGCGGGCCTCCCTGCCGCCACCGCGGCGGCGCTGGGCGCCACGAGCTCCCTCGCCACCAACGGCGGCACCGCTGCGGCGACCGGCACCGGGCAGAACCCGGCCCCGTCGATCGCCATCGGCGCCGCCCCCGCCGCCGGCACCGGCACCGCGCTGGACGCCAGCGTCGTCACCACCGGCGCGCCGCCGCTCATGCAGGTGCTCCCCGGCCGCACGTGGCTGCGGCAGTTCCGGCACCTGCAGCAGCCGCTGCCGCCGCCGCCGTTCACCGCACCGCCCTTCCAGGTGGCGCGCAGCACCCCGTCGGCCGCCGCCCCGGACACTTCCGCCGCGGGGGTGTCCGACCCGCGTGACGGCACCACGTCCGTCGCCGCCCTCGCCACCTCTTCCCCGGGAGTCACATGACTAAGCGCGTCCTGCTCACCGGCGCCGGCGGGTTCATCGGCCACCACGTCCTCGAGCACCTCCTCCACGAGAGCGACTGGGAGATCACCGCCACCGACTCCTTCCGCCACAAAGGGAAGACGGACCGCATCCGCCAGGTGCTGGAGCACGGGGCGCCGGAGTGGCGGCAGCGCACCCGCGTGGTCATGCACGACCTCGCCGCCCCCGTCGCGTCTCAGCTGCGGGACAAGATCGGCCCCGTCGACTACGTCCTCGCCGTCGCGTCCCTGTCGCACGTGGACGACTCCATCGCCGACCCCGTGGCCTTCACCCGCAACAACACCGACATCGCCCTGTCCGTGCTGGAATACGCCCGGGAAGCCGCCCCCGCGCACCTGATCTGGGTGTCCACGGACGAGGTGTACGGGCCCACGGTGGCCGGGCAGGCGCACCCCGAATGGGCGCCCATCCTGCCGTCCAACCCGTACTCCGCGTCCAAGGCCGCGCAGGAAGCCATCGCCATCGCGTACTGGCGCACCTACGGGGTACCGGTGACCCTGGTCAACTGCATGAACCTCATCGGCGAGCGCCAGGACCCGCAGAAGTACCTGCCGATGCTCATCCGGCGCATTCACCGCGGGCAGAAAGTCACTGTGCACGGGCGCCCCGGGAACATCGGCACCAGGCATTACCTGCACGCCCGCAATCTCGCCGACGCCATGCTGTACATCCTGCGGAACCTGCCGCCGGCGATGTTCCCCGCGCACTTTGACCTGGATTACCACTACGGGATGACGAAAGCCGGCCGCCCCGACCGGTTCAACATCGTCGGCCCGGACAGGATCAGCAACCTGCAGCTCGCCCAGATGACCGCCGACCTCACCGGCAAACCGCTGCGGTACCAGCTGGAGGACTACCACGCCACTCGCCCGGGCCATGACCCGCACTACGGGCTGAACGGGTCCAAGATCACTGCGCTGGGGTGGAAGCCGCCGGTGCCGTTCCCCGAATCTCTCGCCCGCACCGTGGCGTGGACGCTGGCGCACCCGGAGTGGATGGAGGACTAGGTGTCCGCGACCGTCTTCTACCAGGACGCGAACGAGTTCGCCACCCTCCAGAACATTTTCAAGGTCAGCGGTGTCCCCACCGACCCGTCCACGGTGACACTCACCGTCACCGACCCCACTGGCGCGACGTCCGCGCCCAGCGTGACGCACGTCTCTGCCGGCACCTACACAGCGAACGTCGCGTGCACCGTCGCCGGCGTCTGGACCTACCTGTGGGAAGGCACCGGCACCGCCTCCGACGCGGTCGCCGGCACCTGGACCGTTGTCACGGTCGCGCTGGGCCAGAACTACTGCACCGTCGAAGAACTGAAATCGCGGCTCGGCATCACCGACACCTCCGATGACTTCGAGCTGGGCCTGGCCGCCGCGGGGGCGTCCCGCGCGATCGACGAGATCACCGGCCGGTACTTCTGGCGCGGCACCGACACCAGGACGTACATCCCGGAGTCGATCTCCCGGCAGTCCCTCGACGACCTCGTCTCCGTCACGTCGCTGAAGGTGGACCGGGACGGCGACGGCGTCTTCGAGGAAACCTGGACCCAGGGCACCGACTACGCCCTCGAAGTCGCCCCCGGCAAGTACAACGCAGCGGCGAAGGGCGAGCAGTGGCCCTACACCGCCGCGCAGGTCATCACCGGAGGGAAGCTGTTCCCGTTCACCTGGATGTGGTCCCACCTCGACCGCATCCAGGTCGCGGGCGTGTTCGGCTGGCCGGCTGTGCCGCTGAACGTGAAAAACGCCGCAATCATCGCCGGCGCGCAGATCTTCAGGATCAAAGACGCCCCGTTCGGCGTCGCCGGGTTCGGGGAGTTCGGGGTGGTGCGGGTGCAGTCGAACCCGCAGGTGATGTGGCTGCTGCACCGGTACATCAACGGGCAAAGGATCGGCGTCTAAATGCCCCAGCCCGACTTTCCCACCGTGCGGCAGGCGATCGCCACGTACCTCACCTCGTCGATTGGGCTGCGCGCGACGGCGAACCGGTTCGGCGCGGTGAACCCGCCGATGGCCGTGGTCGCCCCGCAGACCGGCAGCCTGATCCGGTACGCGGTCACTATGGACGGCGAAACCGACTACACGCTGCGGGCGGTCATCCTCGTCTCCGAGGGCGACTCGGCCAGCGGGCAGGATGCCATGGACGCCTACCTGTCCCCCGTCGGTGCCAACAGCGTGTACGCGGCGATCCAGAAGGACCCCACTTTGGGCGGCCAGGTGTCGTACTGCGCGGTGATCGAGGCCACCGGGTACGGGCTGATGAACTGGAACGGCGTGGACTACCTCGCCTGCTCGCTCATCCTCAACGTCGGCACTTGATGCGCTGGCTCGTCGTGCACCCCGGCCCGTCGTTCTCCGTTGCGGACGTGCACACGGGCTGGACCGAAGCGCTGCGTGAGCTGGGCGAGGATGTCTACACGTTCAACCTGGATGACCGGCTTCTCTTTTATGACTCCACCATGATCAAGGTGGGGGAGGACTCGTTCGGGCGGGACGCATTCCGCAAGGCGGTGTCGCGGGAGCAGGCGATCGGCCTCGCCGCGAACGGCATCCTGTCCGCGTGCTACCAGTGCTGG